TTGCTTCTGAGTTTATGTTAGTGCCGCATTTTTCTACTGAGTCTTATTTTGATGAGGAAGACATTTCTAAGTGTGAATCAGAAGATTTGCGTTCAGCACCTGCTACTAAGGTGTTTAATGATTGGGAACCAGGTGACCAAGTATTTGGAGGTTTTGATGTAGGGAAGAAAAGACATCCATCTCATTTAGTATTGTTTAGAAAGCGCGGCGAAAAAATAGAACAGATACACCAATCATTCCTTGAGGGCTGGTCTTATTCAGACCAAATTGAATACCTTAATGATGTTGCGGAGAATTTTAAATTATCTTCTGGATATATAGATAACACAAGAGGTGAACTGGAAGATAGAGGTTTAGATACTAGATGGATGTCAAAGACATTTACCAGGAAATCTAAAAATACTATGGCACATGTTTTTGAACAATTTGTACATAGTGGAAATTTAAAATTAATAAGAGATGAACGACAGAAACAACAAATTTTATCAGTTAGTAACGAACTGAAAGCTCCAGACACTCCTATGGGTCATGGTGACGCTTTCTTTTCTATAGCAATGGCACTAGAGGCTATACACGACACAGCATATAAGTTTACTGATTTAGGTAGCGCTAGTGATTGGTTTGATGCGGTTAGTCCGTACGAAACTCCTGAAGGGCGGTTAGAGAAGTTAGAGGGAAAGGGAATGGTGAATACGAGTAAAGGTAGTTCTGATTTCAAACATTTACAAATGGAACCAGTAAACGCCAAGGAAATAATGACTTCTGCGCCGAATCCACAATGCAAAGAGGCGGTATGTACTCCAAGTTTCTGGATAAAAGAAAGAGGATTATGTTTATACTGTGGAATAAGAAACAATTAACAGGAATTTAGGAGGATGATTTAATGATAAGCGGGACCGATACAACAAACAATATTTTTTCAGAACAAGCAGAGGTTATACTTAAACATAGGTATTTTTTAAAAGATGATAATGGTGAACATATAGAGAGTGGGTCTGATATATTCAAACGAGTGGCAAAAGCTATTGCTGCAATGGAGAAAAATTACTTCATTTTACCTGTGGAAGTAGAATTAGCAGAAAATGATTTCTACCATATGATGAATAATTTGGAATTTATTCCAAATAGTCCTACTTTAATGAACGCTGGCACAGAACAAGGAACTTTGAGTGCTTGTTTTGTTTTGCCTTTGGAAGATTCTATGGAAGGTATAATGAGAGCTGCTACTGATAGTGCTATGGTACAAAAGTTTGGTGGTGGTACAGGTTTTTCGTTATCTAAAATTAGACCTAAAGGTTCACGTATTAAGACCACTCATGGTGTTTCATGCGGTCCAATAGAAGTGTTAAAAACTCTTAGTAGAGTATCTTCTATGATTACACAAGGAGGAAAAAGAGATGGCGCAAATATGGCGGTTATGTCAGTATACCATCCCGATATTCTTGACTTTATTTCTTGTAAGTCTGTTGAAGGTGATATTCACAATTTTAACATTTCCGTTGGTGTGGACTCCAATTTTATGCGGTCTGTGTTAAGCGGAGAGTATTATGATTTAATAAGTCCTCTTGATAATACAGTATCAGGACAATTAAATGCTAAAGAGGTGTTTGATAAAATAACTGAAGGTGCGTGGCGTAACGGTGAACCTGGAATGATATTTTTAGACCAGGTAAATAAAGATAATCGTGTGTCAAAAGAATACGGTGAGATGATTGCCACTAATCCTTGTGGTGAGCAACCGTTACTTGGAAATGAGTCCTGCAACTTAGGTTCAATTAATCTATCAAAGTTTTTTGTGGATACAAAAACAAAGAGAAAGTCACAGATAGATTGGATTAAACTAGAAAAAATTACTAGATTAGCGACACGTTTTTTGGATTCAGTTATTGACGCTAACTATTATGCTACACCTGAAATTGAAGAAATGACAAAAGCAACTAGAAAAATTGGTCTTGGTGTGATGGGTTTTGCAGACCTACTTATTCAAATGAAAATTCCTTATGATTCGGAATCTGCTAGAACAGTAGGTGACGAGATTATGAAGAACATACGAAACTGGTCTGATGCTGAATCGTTACATTTAGGAATACAAAGAGGAACATTCCCAGCGTGGGATGAAAGCGATTATCAAGATGATGAACAAGCATATAGAAATGCTTGTAGGTTAACTGTTGCTCCTACTGGAACCATCTCTATGATTGCAGATACATCCAGTGGAATTGAGCCAACCTTTGCTTTGGTTTGGAAGAAACAGAATATATTGGAAGGGCAAACATTAAACTATGTAAACAAGTATTTCGAGAAAGACGCTAAAGACTATGATTTTTATTCAGACGAGTTGATGAATTATTTATCTGGGGGAGGCTCATTAAGGAATTCTCCAAAGGAGTACAATGTTCCTGATTGGGTTAAAGAAGTGTATGTAACCTCTCCTGAAATCTCGTCAGAAGCACATGTGTTAATGCAATCGGCATTCCAAAAACATGTAGATTCAGGAATATCAAAGACAATAAATTTCCCAAATGAAGCAACCATTGATGACGTTAGAAAGTCATATTTGTTGGCATGGGAATCTAAGTGTAAAGGTATTACTGTATATAGAGCTGGTTCCAGAGATAAAGAGGTTCTAGTGAAAGGTAAAACACACGCAACTGAGATTATTAATTTCGCTCATCCATTAAGTAACGAACACCATAATGATATCGAATATATAGAAAAAACAGATAATTGCTGTGACAATCCCTACATTGTTATGGAGTCAGGTTGTGAAACCTGTAAGTCGTGTGGATGGTCTGCATGTACAATAGCGTAAATAAATTAACTAAAATAAGTATAATATAAAGAGATAAGTACTTTTAACTAAGAATAGAGGAGGTAAGAATATGCCTATAGGAAATATGCTTGGTGTAAATGAGCAACAATATGTAGCTTTAAAAGACGAATCAAGTGGACTATGGAGAGTTCTCAACACATGGCATGAAGATTTAAAAAGCTTAAATGCTGATGATGATATCCCTGATAACAGTGAGGCAGTAACAACGCTATCAGAAGGTCAGTTCATTGCTTTAATTAAAGAAGCCGGGCGTTTGGGCGTACTCGCAAACGCTACGTTTGGTACAGGGGAAGCAGAACTAGAAGCTGAAATATTAAATAAAGAACAAGAAATACAAAAACTCCATGAAAAAATATTGAAATTAGAGGAAGAAAAATCTGAGGTTGTGCGAAGTACCTCATATTCTGAAGATTATGAACTCAAAGAGAAAGCGATGAATAATATCTTAAAACTAGTCTCCATGCAAGATATGTCTAATTTAAGCAGTCAGGAATAATATATGAAGTTATCTGAGTATATGCCCCAAGCACCTATTTTGGCACAACAAATGTCAGATTTAAACAAACAAATAGGTTTACTTGATGTAATGAAGTCAACTGGTGATACTGGACAGGCGCCTACGATTGGTTTAGACCATCTGGTGAACTCATGGGTTCGCCATCAAATGGCGTACAGACAACAACTAGTACAAGACTTGCAAACTATAGCTATGTCTGTCGAAGAAATTAGAGGACCCTTAAATCATATTACAGGTGAAGTTTTCCGCAGAGGTTTTGAATTGGTGCCAACTGTTGAGAATCCAAACCAAGAACAGAAACAAAAATTACGGAACTGGTTAGCAGATTGTAATGTATTTGACCAATCATTAGAGGAAGTACTCAGACAGTTTCATTTCGATGTGAACGCATTGGATGATGGATTTCTTTATCTCGCTAAAGAGTATAAAGATTTAGGCAATGGCAAGGTTTCTTCTAGACTACAAGAAATTAGGCGTCTAAACCCGGCACTAGTTGAATACGATTTAGACCAACAAGGTTTACCTAAGAACGCTCATTATATTTGTCCTATTCATAGAGAACAAATACAAGATGTAGCAGGGAAATGTGAATCAGATGGCTGTAATGTTAATCTTCATCCAGCTATGTATAAGTATTATCATAGAAGTCAACATCTTTATTTAACGGATAATGAAGTAGTTCATTTATCTAAATTTAGTCCTTCCGAAACATATGGATGGTCTCCACTATTAACGGTGTTTGAGAAAGCTTTAACATTAGTTGGTATGGATAAGAACTTACACCGATACTTCTTCGAAAGAAAAATGCCCGCAAGTATGTTAATGGTAACTACAGATGACCCAGAGTCATTACGTAGAGAACGAGAACACATAGCGGCGCAGGTACGATTAGACCCTAACTATATTCCAATGATAGCTGTATCCGCTAGAAACCAGCGAGGTAGAGTTGATATGGTTAGATTATTCCATTCATTACAAGAGATGGATTATTTACCAGTTCGAGATGAAATTCGTGAGAGGGTAGCTGCTATGTGGGGTGTTACTCCAGCATGGCAAGGAGCTCCAGAAGCTTTTGGTGGTATGTCTACACAGACTCAGCAGTTAGTGGTGATGAGCAGAGTCGTTGAAGGGGACCAGAGGCTAATACACGAGAAAGTATTCCCACAATTATTAAGAGCATTTGGTATAACTGATTGGGAAATACATCTTCCTCAACCAGAGGAAAAGGCTGAAAACACTAGACTAAGTTTTACTCAGCAACGGGTTCAGATTGCAAATCAATTTGCTCAACTTGGCTTTGACGTTAAACTAAAAGAACAAGATGTTGATTTACATGACGCTCAATTTATAGTATCAGGTCAACATGTGCCAACCGCCCAAATGCAGGGTGAACAGATGGCTATGGGACTTGAGCAACAGAAACAACAAATGGAACAAGCTGAACAACAATCCACCATGGGTGGTGAAGACATGGGAATGGGTGGTGGAGAAGAAATGCAACTCTCCATGCCTAGACATAAAAGAAAGTTTAAAGGTAGAACTGGTGGAGTAACACCAGATTGGTCTGACAAACATTCTGGTACAGATGAAGAGCGTGACATTGATGAATACGCAGAAGCTAGGGCAAATAAAAATGAATTAACACTATCTAAAACATGGGTAGAGTCATTAAGTGATAGAGGTTTTACTTCTCCGATGATTAAAGAAGTTTCACCAGACCTTGGTAAAATGTGGTTTATTCAAAACAATGTTGATTACGTGGCACATCTGTCAGACACAGGAGTCACGCATGTTGAGAAAGCTGTATTTAATACAACTAAACCAACAAGACGAAAACAAACCAAACCTTCCACACCTAAAACGGAAACAGATGAAGATGACGAACTCGGTACATAATTTAAGTAACTTTGTAAAAGCTCTGCCTAAAGGCGGGGTCTATTCATCCAAGGAAAAACCCCCAGAGGGTGCGGAAATTTATAGAACCGCCTCTGGAACTGAATATTGGGTTCGGGATAAGAAAACTGAACGCCCTGTTATTGCGGAAACACCTACAGCAACCACCTCTTATTTAGAACAATATGATGAAAAATTCCTTAAACAATACACTGAGTTTAAAAATACTTTAAACACTAAAGGCACAAAAGAGTATAAACAGATGGGTGATTTAATGGATTATTTCATTGCATCAAATTATACAGAAGGATTAGAAGACGGTACATATGATAGCCCAGCAGACGCCCTTGAAAAACTAAAAGAAGCATCTAGATATAAGTCTTTTTCTCAAGGTGGGGCTATGATGAGTATAGATATGGGGGAAGAAAAGTGGCAACCCAAATCAAAACGTATTAAATTTTCTACTAAACCCACCACTAAACCAGTTCTTGGAGCCTTGGAATCTAAACTTCCCGAGATTAATCAACGTGGCGGAAAGGAACATGGTTTTTCAGCAAATGTACAAACTAATATTTTAGAGGGATTAATTGGTAGTCGTTATCCGGGAAACGATAATGTTAATATCCCACTATCACATATAGAACGAACAAATAGTATTACTTTAAATGCGAATGTGGCGCCTCTCCTTTCAAAAAGAGCGGAGTTTATACTTAAAAAAAATAAGATACCAAAAAAGCAGTGGAATGACCTTCGTATATTAAAACAGTTAAGCGAGAAGGGGTTGTGGGATGGTTCCAATACTTCGGGTACTTGTCGGCGAGGTAGCTTTAATTCAGCTACTGAATTTCAATCTCCAATGGAAATAACACATTTATATAAGAAAGCAAGTATTACTTTATATAATGTAGATACAAACATTAATCAACAAAAGTCATCAAGTGAGCATCAAACTATTGTACATGAATTATCTCACGCAGTATATTATGACGCTCCAGACTGGGTTCAACAGAAGGCTCTATACGAATATAACATTGCGTTAGATAATAACGCAGGGTTTGTGTCAAACTATTCCAAGGGATATGGTGGCACAGGTGATGTCTATGAATTTTTTGCTGAGTGCTATACAGCGTATGTTGCCCATACAAATGAACTAAAAGAACGAAACCCAGAAATGTTTGGATTAATGGAAAAGATATTTGAAGCCTCTGGGGGTTCACAGTTAGCTGGATTACCTTCAGCGGGACGGTCTCCTGGGGCTAGAGGTTTAAATCAAACGACACCTAACCCCTACGATGACGAACATTGGGACAAAGTAAAGAACACTAAGTTTACACACGATACACTTAACCACCCTAATCTCAATAAACCTTTAGAAGAAGAGATTTTAAAGCAAGATAATAATACGGAAAACTCTGACTCTGAGGAGGATGAAATAATGGAAATTAATGACCCTGAAGGAGTTATTGGTAAATTTAACCCTAAAGGAAAGAACCTCCCACCAGCGTCAGAACGTGATGAGTCATTTAACAAATCGTGGTTTACTAATCCGCGTGGGTCTGCTGAAACAAAACAAAAAATGATTAAAAAAGAAGGCGATGGTGGTGGCTTTGGTGATAGTGGAGGCACAGCCTTTACATCTACTGACGCCGGTATCTTTACGCCTACGCATGGCGACCAACCTAAAAAGAAGAAAAAAAGAACTGGTATACACAGATTAGCTGACTTCTTGACTGGTAATAGTCCGGAAAGGAAAATGAGTAAATCAGTAGATGAAACTAAAAAACTAGTAGATTTAATTAAATGGGTAACTATTGAACTGCGTAAACAAAACTCTGTTAACTTCAGACAACAGTCCAGTGGAACACAAATTAATGACCAGATTCCTAGAGTTGAATGGAAGAAGGATGAAGGAACACTAGACGAATTAGATAGTGAACCAGTAGAATATGATTCAGAACCAGATAATATGGCAGATGTAAAACAGACTGACCAAGATGAAAGAATTAGAAGTTTGGATGAAAATCAAGTCAAGGAAGATGACGAACCAAATGATACAGGCCATGCTTCAACAGTTGCCCCCGCAGGTTTAGATGTAAAATTATCTATAGACGGACCGCCTTCAGAAGGTATTGATATAGACGCATTACACCAAGGTGGATACAAAGATTTAGAACGAGGTAAATTTGAAGATGATGAAGATGATGAGGTTGTACATATCGTTGGTAAAGAGGAAGAAACTGGCGAATTGTACTATCAAAATATAATCAAAGAACTTAGAGCGACTAAATTACAAACAGAAAAGGAATAATCACACATGTACAAAAAGTTATGTATTAAATGTGACGGAGATATGTACATTGATGGTGACAAGAATCTACATTGTATGATGTGTGGTAAGATTATTCATTTAGATGTAAGGAGAGCATATGATTCCAGAAGAGGCAAAATCAGAGATAATAAGAAAGCGTTCCGAGGGACTAACGTGGGATTCGATAGCGAACCACATACACGAGAAATTCGGCGTAAGAGTACATCGGACCTCGATTCAACGCTCACACGACAAAGAGGTTTGGGTCAGGGAAGAAGAACTCTTACCACCAGAAGATAGGGTTAAACTAGATAAGAAAGTAATATACTCTAAAAGTGAGGCTAGTTTATATAAGAAGTTATATAATCAAGCAATAAAAGATTCTGTTAAAAAAGAGATTATAGTTGATTCAATAAAAGAATTAGCGCCATCCTTTACTCCTAAAGCAGTTCAAGATTACAAAACCCCTAAAGGTGAATTTAGAGGTGAACACGCTCAAACGGTTGTTGCTCCACTATCTGATACCCATATAGGCGAATCAGTAAACAGCGAACAAATGGTTGGTTTAAACACATATGACTTTTCAGTATTTAACCAACGACTATATGGTTGGGCAAATCAGTTATTGAATCTAACTAACTACCGTAGAAACATTGCTCAAGTCGATAATCTTATTGTGCCAATGTTAGGTGATATGATTAGTGGAGACATACATGAGGAGTTAGCGAGAAGTAATATAGCTAATTGTATGGAACAAATGATTCGTGGTGCTAATCTAATTGCTCAAGCATTAATGTATTTATCGCCACACTTCAAAAGTATACATGTACCTTGTGTCGTAGGTAATCATGGGCGTATGACTCGTAAGCCCCCAATGAAAGATAAGTATATGGATTGGGATTACATGCTTTACCAATGGGTAGCTTCCTTTTGTAGAGAACAAAAAAATCTAACTTTTGATATTCCTAAGAGTTTTATAAATACTTTCAATGTGTATAACAATGAAATTCTAATTATGCACGGAGATTCTATTTCTGGTGCTGGGAGTAATATGTCTATATCTAGAGCTATTACAAGTCTTAGAGGTGTGTTGCAATACCAGAAGAATCTGAATAGTGAAGTGGGACAGAATAATAAAGTTCTGCAATTCGACTCAGCTATTATAGGACATTTCCATAGAATAGATGAAATTGATATAGGAACCGGCGAACTTCATATAGCAGGATGTATGAAGGGTCCAGATGAATTTGCTTTACAACGACTTCATGCAGCTACTAAGCCGAAACAATTAGCTTTATATTTCCATCCTAAGTATGGATATATAGGTAAAGAGATTATTTATTTAAATCGTTATGATAAAAGAAAGAATGAGTCTTTTGTAGACAATGTTCCATCTCAGTGGTCCTCTCTAATAAATTAAAATAATTAGTACAATAAACTAAGGGAGGATTCAGATGCCGAGAAAAGACGGATATATAACTCGAAAACAAGCTCATGACTTAAAAAATCTCATGAAGGGTAATTACCGAGAATTTTTACATGAGCTAGGACAACAGACCGTTAATAATTCTCAACGGAATGTCCCTGTACAAACTGGTCAATTAAAGGCATCCATTGAATTCTCCAAGGAAAAAGACGGCTTTAAAATAAGATATTTAACTGATTACGCCGCTACAGTTCATGAAGGTAGTGATAGATTTAGTGGTGCGATAACTGAACCATGGGTGTCAAAGGTTAAGAAACATAAACGAAAAACATCTAGAGGAACAGTTATGGTAAAAGCACACAAGAAAAAATACAAGGAAGGGTTTAAACCTACTAAAGGTGTTGAGGGATGGCATACCAGAGATACTACCGCAGAAGTTAAATCAAATCCTTGGATACAAGATTCTTGGCATGATGTTAGAAATAAATTACCAAGAGCGGTTCAAAAGTTACTTCCGAAGAATTTGTATATAGATGTTGACCAATCTAAATCTGGCGGAAGTTCATCAATGGGTGGACAGAATTTGGCAGTCGGTTGGTAATTATAATAAACAATAAGAAAATTATAGATATAGGAGGAAGAAGGTGGTAGATGTATCAAAAGTCTCCCCGCAACAGGAGTATATAATAGCAAGACACAGTAGAATGGTTGGCAAGGTATTAGACCTTGTAGAAGCTTCTATTCCAGAAGGCCAACAAGTGGATAAATTAAAGAAATTAATTCAAGTTCCTTTGTATGATTTCCGTAATGAAATGTTATATCTGGACAAAGACGGCATACCAGATAATATAGATTCTAATTAAATATATTATAATACACAGAATATTTTGATTTTATTAGTATAATATATTGAACGTTTATATAAACGTTATAATTAGTTCTATTTTACAGGTCGGATGGCTCAGACCAACCTCTGAAATTGGGCAAATATAGTCCTAATAAGGAGGGATTGGTATGGCAGATGTAACAGAACGCATCGAAAAACAGATGGAAGGTACTAACCTTGCTCTTGCTGCCGTAGCAGAAGTCTTACAAAAGATGGACGCTCGACTAGTCAAAGAGGAATCTGACAAAGTTTACTTAGCTAAAGCGCAAGCTAATGCTAGTGCTAAATCAGACTTGGTTAAGTCAATTGCACAAGAAGTAATTGCTTCCATTAAAAAAGAAGGGTCTGAACAAGGTCTGGATGTAAGTGGTGATGACAGAAAAGCTAGCGGCGACGTTGGTTCTTCATCCGATGCAGATGACAGCGAGAAAGCTGTTAGCCCAACAACTAAGATAGAAGACCAGCAAAAAACTATTCAGGCTTCACGCTTGAAGAAACGTTTAAGAAAACAAGAGAATGGCGAGGAAGAGGAAGAAGAAATAGAAGCTGGTGGAATGGCCTATAAGCAAGAGGACGATGAAGAAGAGGAAGCAGATGACGAAGCTGAAGATGTTCCTATAGAAGCAGACGAAGACGAGGAAGAGATTGAGGACGATACAGACGAGATGAAGTCTATGCGTAAGCAAATAAAGAAACTTGAGAAATCTTTGAAAGATACCAAATATGGTATTCAAAAGACTATTAAAACAGAGTCCGAAGAAAGATTACGCAAGATGGGATTCCGTGAAGAAACAGGACTCAAAGCCCCTAAACTCGCAGGCTTAGGTGTAGATAATACACCACTAGTCAAAGCATCAAACGGCGACGTAACTGAACAGTTAGTAGACTTGTCCTACAAAGAATTAAGGGACCTACAAACAAAGATTCAGTCCGGCGACACTGATGGCGTACCTAGGGAATTACTAAACTAATAAGATACTAAGGAGAAAATATAATTATGGCTAATCCATCATTAAGTGATTACCTTAGTCAGTCACAGAGAGGTTTGTATCAGTCCGTTTTCGGGCCTGAGTTCATGCAAAAGCAGACCTACTTCACTGTGGATTCCGCCACTGGCATTTTTAACACCACATATGGTAAGAAAGTATGGCAAGCGCTAAATAACCAAACACGCTTTTTCAATGCTATACCTCGAACTGTTTGGGGTGCAACTGCTGGTTGGAGGGTAAGAACTGACCGAGGTTCCGGTAGGTCACGACCAGTGACAGAGACCGGTGCATTGCCAACAGTCGATGTTTCAGATATACAAACTGTTAGCTCATTACCAAGAATTGTTTCAACTACATTCGGTGCTTCCGTGAAGTCAGTCTTCACAGCACAGCTCGAGGGTGGTGTAGGGGACGTTTTGGCACTTGAGTCAGAAAATGCTCAGTTAGACCACATTAAGGAAATTAACGAGGAGTTACTTGCAGGAAGTGCTTATATCACATCCGCAGGTGCTACTACTTCCTTTACAGTTCCTGCTGCTATTGCCAAACATTTCAAGGTTGGTGATGCAGTTAGTCAGTATGACGTTTCAGCAACAGCTCATGACAGACAGAGTGGTTCTGTAGTTTCAGCCGTTAACACCTCAACTGGTGTTGTGACTGTAGCATCAGGCACCACATTTGCTGACGGTGACATTGCTTACACATACAGTAGAGCTGGAATGACTTCAATTGATGACATCGTTATGGCTGATGGCGCTGCGGTTGGTGGTCAAACATCAAGAGCTAGAGCCTATGATTTAACGATGGGAGGACGAACCGCTGGCACTTGGAACGCTGCTGCTTCAGTGCAAATGAACGGTGGTACAGGTCGTGCTTTGTCATTAACATTAATAGATACAGCAATTCAAAAGATTAGAGAAAATGGTGGAGAACCAAAATTAATACTTTTGGGACATGACCAGTACTTTAACCTTGAGAGACTGTTGAACAGTAACCAAAGGTATTTAGGCCAGGAAGAATATCAAGTGGGTGTAGGCTCCGAGCGTACATTCCCAGGTACTCGAACAGGTCTAGTACTAGCTACTTACCAAGGAATTCCAATTCTTCCAGATGCGGATGTTCCAAAGTCAGTTGCTTCAAATGATACCGTCTTAGGGTCCAATATCTATGTATTAGATACGGATTATTTAGAGATGGCCGTGGCTAGCCCGACCCAGTATATCGAAAACCGGGATTACTTTGCAGCTAACAGTTTAGTCGTAAGAGGATTGCTCTATACGATGGCTGAGTTACGATGTAAGAACATTTTTGTTCAGGCTAAAATTGGCGACCTAAACGCATAAAGCGTACGGGTACCATGCTGATAGGGGGTAGGTTTTCCTGCCCCCTATTTACTAAATTAATAATATAGCAGGAAGGCGGATATGGTACAAGGCACGAAAAATAATACCGATGTAAATTTAGCGGTTTATATGGAACGCCTTGATGCTTATATCGATAGCCAGAACGCGTTAAATCAAACCTTGTGTTCTAGTATAGAAAGAGTGAACAACAACCTTGATGAGTTGAGGATGTGGCGAAGTAGGATATATGGTGGCAAAACAGTTGTCATTGCATTAGGCGTTTTACTTCTACACACTACTGCAATAATGGTTAGTTTTGTTGCTCTTATAAATTACATGAATAAATAGAGGAGTTTTTATAAACATGAATGATAGACATACCGATTCTAGGGGTTGGGAGATAGATTCCTCTACAAGACAATCAGTTCATCCGTATACTAAGTACGCACCATTTAGAGCTGCTACTTCAACTACAGCATCTAATTTAAAGACTACTGGTCAAGGAGAGATTGCTACTAACTGGGTAACAAACCCAAGAGTTGAAGCTGCGGATATAACTATGTTCACAGCGACAGGTTCAGCTATCTCAAGAAGTACGGCACAACAATCTGTTGGCACTGCTTCATTACTAGTGAACCCTACTAACTCAGCAGAAGGCGAAGGATTTTATTGGGTTTCACCCTTAATACCCTTTAGCGTTCATCCACAACTACTATCTGTACAACTAGAACATAGAGGCGCTTCTGCCTCAGGTGCAGTAACATTAGAAATAAGAGCCGCAGATGGCACAACAGTACTAGCAACTAGTGGTTCAGATAACTTAGCAGCTTCATGGAGAAGATTAACTGCTCAATACACTGTGCCAGGTAGTACTACAGCCGTAGCTTACAGATTATATCTAACATCAACCGCTCAACATAATATCAACTTCTATGCTGATAAGATTGGTTTTGAGGTAAGAGAAGATACAATTGCAATATCTACATACCTTGATGGTGCATCAGGAGTTAACTATGAGTGGACAGGCACAGCAAATGCTTCTACTTCTATCAAACGACCTGATATGACCACAATTAGAGGAATAACAATAAAGAACGAATCCGGTACAAGTGCGGAAATAATTTATGTCGCATTTGATACTACCGCTTCTTCTACTACAGGCATCGCTGTATTAGCCGGCGCGACTTTTGAAACTAATTATCCTATAGACTTTAGAACTAACGTTTCGGTAGTTGCTGCTCAAGGAACACCGACTGTTTCTGGAGTTGTGTGGGGAATAAACGGATAATATATGACAACTCAAACAATAGAAACATCAATAGGAAGTATACCTAATCCATCGAATTGGATTGATAACAGTAAAGTTCCTGATGATTCACAGATTTTATTTC